TTTATCAGCATCAATATCAACCATCATATATCCGATACCTTTAGTAAAGCAATCTTGAACTACTTGTGAAAATAGAGACTTACCATTTGATATATACCAACAATAAGAAGCTATATCAGAGTGAACAGCCGCTATATCAATATCAGAACCTTCAGCTCCTACAGCCTGCCACCTTGGACTATTTGCAGTTACAAAGAACTTCATCATCTCAATAGCAGGAGTTATTCTATTAATAATAAAGTCAGGCATTCCAGCTTCTTGTAAATCATCTTTTTCCTGAGCTGTCAACTGGTCATTAAGATAGAAGTCATATCCCCTTTGATTAATACTTCTCCATTTTTGCCTTTCATTAGATGCAGCCTTTTGCCACAATTCTCTAACTGATTCAGCTTTCTTCTTATTACTTAATCTAGCCATTATTTATAAACTCCTCCTATATTCGGGCCATCTTGGTCAATGACTAATTGAGTGACAAGAGCACCAGAATCTTTTAATATTTTTGATTCAAGCTTTCTTCTATTGTAAATATAATCAAGACCCTCTCTTGTCCCTTCTTTGTTCTTTCCCCAATCTCCTGTTTCTAATTCACTCACTAAACCTTTCCAATTTTTACTAGTAGCATGTTTCCAAAATTTAGGAGTACTCTTACCAGGATTATCCATTCCAAATTGATACGAGACACTAAATAAAGTTCCCTGTATTGCAGGATCAAGACTTTCAAAATCTCCAGCAACCCCAGTAGCTTCATCATATTTTGAAGCCAATATATCAGTATAGTATTTAGTTGGTTTATTTATCACTTCATTATATTCGTCACTATCTAAACCTAAAACTAACTTATTTTTTCCACTATTAGCATCTATAGCTGCTTGTCCTTTTAGACGAAGATAAGGTTTTAACTTATTTCTCATACCCTCGCTAAAACCCATTTTTTTTAAATCATGTTCATTATGCTGTCCCAAATCAAAACCAACCCCTATGGTAACTCCACTTTTTCCTATTGCGTTTCCTTCTTTGTCTGTAGGTACTTTTCCAATATGATGAGATGGCCCTTCGAATCCTGCCTTTTGAATATATCCTCTTATAGCCTTATAATCTATTCCAGATGGCATATATTATCTCTTTTTGCCAAACTTAAAATCAAGAGGAACAGATATTCCTACATTAAAATCATAATTACGCAATCCGTGGCCTGACCTCATTCTTTCATAATTACCACTAATCGTAGATTTCCCTATAGGAAATGCAAAACTTCCTTTATTAAATGGATTGGCTTTAAAAGATTCTCTGCCACCACCAGAAAACTTCATACCTAAAACATCATATATAGACTGCATATAATCTAAATCACTTTGCAATCCAGGGTCTTTCTTTCCTGCAGATGATGAACCTATAACCTTCATTTTACCAGATGGATACCTACCTCTAGTCACCTGATTCCACATCGTGCTTGATTTTTGATACCCACCATTCAAAGCCCTGCTCTGGGCTAAGGCTCTCATTTCTAAACTAGGAGTTGTAGTAAAAGATGATCCGGGGTAAGATGTAGATGTTTTTGGACTATTATTTCCGTTTGGCATTATGCTACAATCCAGCTTTTAGCTTTACGCTTTGGTTTATACCATTTCATCTTATCTTTATTTTGTTTCATATTTGGAGGAAAAGCGTGCACAGTTGAATAATAAAGCGATTCAATAGTATCATCATGAGACATTTTGGGGCCGAATGTAATGATTTCATTGATCAAATCAAACATATTTGTTCGTAAAAAGACTGTTCCCATGCTAAAACGACCTGAAAGACCTGAATATATGCGATTTCTCTTGTTTTGGCCACCTGGTTTCTCAGGAATAACTGATATATCAAACCTATTTAACCTACGCCTCTCGTCATTCATAGCCTGAAATATACTTCTATTCATAGCAACGTCTTCAACAGTTGCGGAAACACAATTATACTTACCATACAAAGAAATGATATAATCAACTACTCCACTACGTCCCAAGATATTCCCGTTCCCCGGGTCTTTCGACCCAATAGTCGGAATAGACCTATGTCTCTCATACTCAAGTACATAGCAGTTATTATTAACATCAATAGCAACAACCATAATAACGCTAAAGTCAGCATGCTTTGTATCAATATCTGTGGCAGGATCACAACCGATGAAAATATTAACTGGTACTTCTTGGGTATCAAGGCCACTATCAATAACTATATAATTAATATCGTCTTCGTTTTTATAATAACCTTCCCAATATCTTATATGTTTTCTTGTCCATACAGCATCTTCTTCACTCATCACTTCCATCATATACTCTTGATAGAACTTCTGAGGCTGACCAGAGTCAGCATAAAACTTTTTCTTCTCTTTTAGCTTTTCACTGGGAAAGAATGATGCCCAGAGAGGCGTTCCATCTGGTTGCAATGCTTTATATGTAATTACATCCCAGGCAAATTCCTTCCCACCTTTAATAGCCTTCGCATGCTGAGTAAGCAAATTGTTAATAAAGGAATCATAATGTACGGGAGTGCCATTAACACGGAGCCTACCAGTATGAGGCTCGAGAGCAGGATAAACAACGGCAGTGACAAGATTCGCATTTTTATCACGTGCTTCCCTCGTAATTGTATTCGCTTCATGTTCAAAATCATCTAATACTATCAAGTCATATCTCTTATGAAGTTTCGCTCCCCCACGAATGCCCGCTACATTAGACTTGCTTATAAGTTTACAACCATTTTTAAGTTCTATATCTTCTTCTGTCCACTTATTCCCTCTTGTGGCTCCAAAATAGTACTTTATTCTGTCATTATAATCAAGGTGATGTTTAATATAATCCATATTTCCTACCGAAAGCTTTTGAGTAGCAGATACCCAAGCATAAAATAGAAAGTCGTCTTTAGGACAAAACAGAAAATCTTTTAATATAGAAGCCTTAGTCAATACAGTCTTTCCATGACCCCTTGGGATAATAATAGCCGTCTGCTTAACCTCTTTATTATCTATAGTATCAGCTATCTCATAATGAAAGAAAGGAGTCTCACTACGGTTAAAGTCTTCAGGAAGAAATAGTTTACCAAACGATATCAAGTCTCTACTAGCTAACTTCAATGCTGTTTCAGCATCTGTCATAGATTGACTATTTATGTTCATTATTTATATCTCTTATCTCAAATTCACTTATCAATTTAGACTCATTCGCACCTTTAGTAAAAGTTACAACAGAATCCACACAACCTTGAATATATGATTTCGCTTCTATTGTTGTATCAAAAGCTCTCATTAACGCATCAGTTCCATCTACCTTCATCTTTTTCCAAAATACTAAATATCTTCCTCCGTAAGGCATCATCTTTTCCTGCCTCCTTGTCCTATGTATTGCCTATACTTCTTTTTAGTCCCTCGACCTGAACCCTGACTTGTCTTTTTAATCTTTCGTCTCCTTTTTTTATTTAATATTGTATCTCCATTGCTCTGATACAAACTCACTTTGCTACGCTCCTCATCTGTGTTTTGTAATCACCAATATTTCTTTTACCTCTGATATAAGGAGTTTTACACCTCTCACACCTGTAAACAGGGAACTTATTAGCTGAAGTAAAATAGACAGAACTTGTTTCATTCAAATCTCTACTTCCGCAATTAGGGCATATATCATCTTCCACCAACACTCCAAGATTAGGATGATTCTTAATATAAGGACGCACCTTTAAGTACAATTCTTCTAATGCATCTACATCACGCCTATTATACTTCACCATCTTATCTAAACTTTCCTTCTTTCCTGCCATGCAATCTATCCAAAGCTGGAAATTAGTCTTGATCTTTGTCTGCAGCTTAAAATTATGAGTAAGAAAATCAAGTTTATACGAAGAAGATGCGAATTCACGCCTTGTCACTTTCAAAGTATCAATAGTTTTTGAAGAAGTAGGTGGTTTTATATCATTATTGATAAATCTCCAATTCAACTTCCTTAAATCGAACCTATCACCATTATGAGCAATAACTATATCTGCTTCGTCTAATAGTTTCCATATTGAATTTAACACCCTTTTGTCATCACCTATAACAGCTTCATCAGGAGTGACAACATCACTTTGGACAACATCATCATACAACCACTTAGCTGACCAAGACAATACATACCAATCAGATATTATATTTTGATGAGGAATACGCTGTTTATACAATCCCCACACATACACTTTCATTAAACTTGTTTCAATATCAAACAGCAGTATCTTAGGAAGTTCATTGTCTTCATACTCTGAAGGCTTTTGAAAATACTTCCTACAAGAATAGCATTCGTACCTTTGGTGGCCTCTTCTAATACCTTTCTTCCTACCGTATGTACTTCCACAATAAGGACAGCAAACCATATTATTCTCCTTCTTTTATATTATTTTCTTCTATCTCTTTCGGCCTTTCAGCGGCTACTAATTGATCTGGTTCAAAACCACTAAACAGACCTATAATACCTTGTTCTTTCTGTTTTATAGTAGTAGTACCTATCGTACCGATAGCTTTACCTAACTCTTTCGTAGCATTTAATACAATATGATCTTCAGGAGAACTGTCTGCTAGACATTTAAACTTCTCGAGCACATACTCATGGTCAATTCCCATAGTTTTTGCTACATCAACTACTGACTTTTCTACTTCTTTCATAACTCTCTCCTGACTTAATAGGATTGCCGCTTTCTTTTGCGATTTATACGAACTAATCTCGCTAAACGCATCCATATAGCTTTTAACCGCCCCAAGACCAACTGCAATATTAGTCGCGAATATCTTTTCTTTCTTTGTAATTGACTTCCGTTTATAAACCTGTTTTCTTGTATCTTTAATGGATTTTGAGAATGTGTACCTATTTTTGTGTTCGGAAAAATCAGTATCCATATACGTTTTAGGAAGACATAGAAACGAACCAACAACAGTGCGCACATAATTTTTACAATATTTATAGTTTCTTCTGTCATTGGGATGTCTGATAGGTAATGATTTGAGTATTTGGACAATACGAGTATCGTCGCTCCATACCCAATCACCTTCTTTGGATTTGCGCCAGTCTTTTAAAGGCGTCTCATTTGGATGGTCATTGTAAAATTCGCTTATATGATCATATACACAATGTTTAACTCCTTTTATTTTTTGATGATCCATCTAATTAGGCATCACTATACCATCATAACTAGACATCTCTTTTATCTGTAAAGCTAAATTATCAATTAAATACTGCACCGGCAACGGTATATCATATACTACACCATCAATCTCTATAGAAATAGTATCACTACTATTATTATTTGATAACTTATTTAAAGCTTTTTCAATGTCTTCTTCGCTAAGACCGCTTAATGAATCTATAATATCTACCATAATAACGAATATTAATTAAAAAAGACATACGAATCAAGGCATTTACTCCCCCCTCCTATAACCTCCCCCCTAAAGCT